TGTCCTGCATGTCCTGCTCGGTCACTTGCAGCAGTGCGGCCATCGCCGGAGGGATGGCCGGGCTGCGGGTGTAGGCCACCGGGCCGCTGACGGCCTGGTTTCCGTTCTGGTCGGTGATCGGGTTGATCAGCAGGTACGGGTAGTCCTTGAGGTTGTCCTCTGCCCACATGACCTGGTGGCCAGCGACCTGCTCAGGCGTGAGGATTGGCTTCTCGACGGAGGACAGCGCGCTGATCTCGCCGAGCTTGGACAACTGCATGTTCTTCAGGCGCTGGGCATCCTTTGCCAGGCGTACGTGGCCCATGCAGCGCTCGACGTTGTCGACGAACCAGCGCTTGCCGTAAACCGGGATGATCGGGATGCACTTGCCTGCGATGTAGCCAGCGTCCTCCAGAATCTTGCCGCCCGACATGATGTACTTGTGGACGCGCCGCGTCTTGTACTTCTTGCGACGGACCTCGACCGAGCCGACGGCCTCCAGCGTTTCCTCGAGGGTTTCGTCGTTGTCGAAGTCGGCCTGGGTGTAGCGTTCCTCGTCGCCAGCGATCGTGCGGTAGATGCGCACGGTCTCGTTCTTTTCCTCGACGCGGTAGTACTCGGCCACATAGACGACGTCAGGCGTGCACCAATCGAACTCGTACTGGTGGATGATCTTGGGCCAGCTTGTCGGGTCGTCGCCCCAGGTCGCCTTGTAGGCGTCGCGGGTCATTGCCGTGATCACGAAGCAGCGCTTGGCGTCGGCCTTGTCCTGGCGCTTGGCCTCTAGGTCGAAGAACACAGACGAGTCAGCGTCGAAGATCGGCTCGATGCGGATACGCTGGCGGTCGTCCTCTGGGTCTTCCTCGTCCTCATAGATCGTGCGCAGACGCCAGGCACCAAAGCCGCCGCCGACGGCTTCCTCGAAGGCGTTGTCGTAGGCCTCGTCGGCCACGCTGTCCTGCTCGTCGGCACGGTACAAACCGTCCAAGGTGTCGGCCAGGTCGTCGCGCGCCTCGCCGTCCTTGCTCACGAAGTCAACGGTGATCCGGTTGTTCCTGTACTCATTCACAATCCGCATCACGGACAAGTGAATTTTATTGACTTCAAATTTTGGCTTGTTTTCGTAAATGTCCCACAGCGGTCCCTCCCATTGCGATCCTGCAATGGAATAAAACCTGCGATCTTGCAGACATTGCAAGCGCTCATCGCGCAGTGCGCTTTGAATGTTGTCAAACTCTGCAAGCGCTTCGGCATGCATATTCGCCAAATACTGATCTCTCGAAATCCTAGCCATGCGTCACCTTACAGTTATCGAAGTGCCAGCGTTTCATCGTGCCGCCGCCACCTGTTTTGCCGCAGTGTGGGCACGTCATTTGTGCATACGGTTCACGCTTGCTGCCTAATTTTGCAGCAGCCAGCTTAGCACGATGCTCTGCCGTCAACTGCTTTCCTCTGTGAGCATCTGCCAGCTTTGCCTTGTGGTCTGCACTATGCGCGCCGCGTTTCTTGCCAAGCTGGGCTGTTGAGATTCTTTCTCTGTGCTGCTCAGAGAATGCGCCGCGTTTTCTGCCGCGCCAGTATTTTCCAACGACTTCACCAATTGCCTCTGCGTGCTTCCTGCGAAGCCACCCGTATCGTTTGCTGTTTTCGTGATGCTTGCCAAAAGTCATGCGCCAGACAGCAATGGCCAAGCCTTTGTGTTCTGGGTGAATCCTGACAAGCAGTTGATGCGCCACGAAGTGTTCTTCTGGCGTGAGTGGCACAAGGTTGGCAGGCTCGTCTCCGCCTCCCAAGCACCTCGGCACCACATGATGACGCTCGACGTACCCGACAGCCTTTCGGTATCGGGCACGCTCGATCAATGCGTCATAGTGCCTCTGGTAGTCCATAACCTGATTTTCTACCATTTCGAGACATTGGGCAATGGTGTGAAGTTGTGGGGTTTGGAAGGCTGCGCGCGCCGCACGCCTTCGCAGGCGTAGCGCAGCGCGTCGATCACGTGGTTTTTCTTGTCCTCAAGGATCGGGAGCACCTTGCCGGTGATCGGGTCGGTCTTGTAGGAGTACAGAGTCAGTTCGTCGATCGTGTGCAGGCAGCGAGGGTGCACCACGATATCGTAGGACTTGAGCCACTCGACGCCTTCTTCGACCGACTTCGGGCCTTTGACGGCCGACATGATCTTCGGGAAGCCGTGCCGCTTCATGTGGCTGATGGTCTCCGGCCTGGCCGAGTCAGCCACGATGGGCCACTTCTCGGCCTCCGGCACAGTCATGAACAAGTCCGGGGTGTTCACGATCTCGCAGCCCACCATGTAGGCCTCGTGGTCGATGTAGAGCGTGCGGCCGATGATGTGGCAGCGCACAAGCACGGTCGGGTCAGACGCGAAGCCCCAGTCCGCGCCAAGGCGGTGGATGGCGTCCTTGGGTGCCTCGAACTCCTCGACACGCCAGTTGCTGAAGACCCGGCTGCTGCTGTTCTGCAGGTAGCCGCCACGCCAAACGTGCGCGTACTTGTCCGGGTCGCGCCATCGGTCGTACTCCATCTCGGCACGCAGGACGTCCGGGAACCAGGGGTTGTCGTCGAAGTTGACCTCGAGCACAACGGCATCGGGTGGTGGCTTCTCGCCGCGCAGCAGGTGGTCGACCGGGTCGGTCGCCAGCGCCGGGTTCCATGTGAACCACAGTTCCGAGCCGGGCTTGCGGATGGTCGGCCGCAGCAGGTCCAGGCTGCGCTGGGACAGCGACTGCGCCTCCTCCACCCAGGCGCGGTCGTAGCCTTCGAGCGACTTGATGCTGTCGGCCGTGTGGTTCTGCATGCCCTGGAAGATGATCAAGCCGTCGCCCTTCTTGGACTTGATGACAGCCTCCTGCACTTCGAAGTACGCGCCAGCGTTCATCTGCTCGATCTTGAGTTCGAGCAGGCGCTTGACCGACTGCGCCAGCGACTTCTGGACCTCGCGCACGCAGACGCTGCGGCTGGTCTGGTCCATGATGTGCGCCTCGATCAGCATCTCGGCAAAGGTGTGCGACTTGCCCGAGCCACGGCCGCCGTGTGCGCCCTTGTAGCGCGCAGGCTGCAGCAGCGGGACAGCCCACTCAGGCGTCTGAATTTTCAGTGTCGGCTTTGCCACGGATGACCACTCGCTCGATCTTCGCAAACTCCAAGGGCGCGCCGTCCGCGCCAGTCAGTTCGTGCTGCTGCACTTCCTTCCAGCGCATCTGCGTCTTGGACCACCAGATGGCCGCCGTCGTGTCGCCTGCCATCACCTTCTGGAATAGGGTTTTCCCTACCTGTGCATTGGCCTTGGCCTTGCCCGAGATCAGTTCCTGGGCGAAGTGCTTGCGCAGGGTGTCGGTGTCGATTCCGTCGCGCACCAGGACAGCGATCTGCTCGATCGGCAGGCCGTAGCCGGACATGGCCTCGACCTGTTTGCGCTCGTGGTCGGTCGGTTCGAAGGCTGGTCGGCCAGCACCTTCCCGAGCACCTCCGCTATTCGGCCGTGGGCCGCCGCGCTTTTTTGTGACCGATTTTTCAGCAACGTCAGGCTGCTGCTGTTTCTTTGGCTTCGTCGCCATTCGTAACCTCCGCGAAAGGTTTTCCTGTGTCTGCGTGGATGGCCTGCTTGCCGGTGAACTCCTGCCAGCGCTTGACGATGACGTCGCAGTAGCGTGGGTCCAGTTCCATGAGCAAGGCGGTGCGGCCGTTCTTCTCGGCTGCGATCAGGGTGGTGCCACTGCCACCAAACAGGTCCAGGACGATCTCGCCTGGATTGCTGCTCCACTCGATCATGCGCTCCACCAGAGCCACCGGCTTCATGGTTGGGTCGAGATCGCTTTTCGTTGGCCTGTTGTGCCGGATGATCGTGCCACTGGCCTTGTTCCTGATCTCGTTGATCATGTCGATGAGCTGCTCCTTCTTCATCGACTTCAGGTCAACGTCATCGTCGATCACCGTGGTCAGTGTGAAGTTGCCGCAGAAGTAATGGCCAGCGCCTTCCTTCCAGCCGTACAGGATCGGCTCGTGCTGCCAGTTGAAGTCCTGGCGTGACAGGGTTGCGCTTTGCTTCACCCAGATCAGCACCTGGGAAAGTTTCAGTCCAGCTTCCACCATGCAGTCTGTGAATGCCGCGCGCTCGGATTCACCGTGCGCCACGTAGATCACCGCACCAGCTCGCATGACTGCGTAGTAGCTGGCGTAGACGCTGCGCAGGAAGTCTCTGAACTCACCAGACCCCATGTCGTCGTTCATGATCTTGCCGGCCTTGCCTTCGACCGCCACGTTGTATGGTGGATCAGTCCAGACCAGGTCGGCCAGCTTTCCGTCCATCAGCTTTTCAACCTGCTGCAGGTTTGTGCTGTCACCGCACATCAGGCGGTGCTTTCCGAGCACCCAGATGTCTCCTGGCACGCTGATTGGCATCTCGCCTATCTCTGGGACTTCGTCTGGATCGCCCTGGTATTCGATCTGCTCTGCGTCTTCGACCTTGGTCAGTGCGTCGATCTCATCCTGGGTGAATCCTGTCAGGCCGATGTCGAATCCTTCTTCATCCAGCTCAGCCAGCTCCAGCGCCAGCAGTTCGTTGTCCCAGCCAGCGTTCAGCGCCAGCTTGTTGTCGGC